GCCTTTCCTGGATTAAAAGAATTAAATAATAGATTAAATAAATTTTTTTATACAACACAAAATAAAGATAAGATGGGTTTTATTCCAGCATTAGATGGAAGAAAAATATATGCTGAATCTTCATTTAAATTATTAAATTATTTATTACAAGCATATGAAGCAATTACAGTTAAATCAGCTGTTGTTAATGCTTTTAAAATGTTTAAAGAAGAAAATTTAAATGTTGATATGTTAGGTTTAATTCATGATGAAGTTCAAGTTCAAACTAAACCAGAAAACATTAAAAGAGTAAAAGAAATATTATCTTATTCATTTGGTGATTTTATTACTAAGGAATTAAATTTAAATATTCAAATGGCAGGTGATGCTAAAGAAGGAAATAACTGGTATGAAACCCATTAATGATGATTTAAAGGAATTTAAAAATTGGTACTTAAAAAATAATTTAATTAATGTACCTTATAATAATCCTATAATGTTTATTGATGGTATATCAGGAGTAACTATTTATAGAAAAGGACAATTTCAAGTTCAATTATTTATTTGTGAACCAAATGTTATAATTAAAGAACATTCACATCCTAATATAGATAGTTATGAAATGTTTTTGTGGGGTATGGAATTTACTCATAAAGGTAAAACAATAATAAATAAACAAATGGCATTATTAGAAAGAAATAATATGCCCAGGTGCTCAAATTGGACATTAAGAATTAAACAAAATGAATTACATGGTGGTCAATCATCAAATAAAGGTGGTGCATTTATATCAATTCAAAAATGGTTAAATAATATAAAACCATCTCATGTTTCAGAAGATTGGACAGGTGATATATTAGGTGATAAACACAAAGAGCAATTAAAAAGGTATTAAAATGAACAATAAAATAATTGGTATTGTTGATGGTGATGTATTAATATATAGAGCCTGTAATAAAGCCATAAAGGATAATCTAGATGTAAGAAAAACATTTGATGATATATATGAAGAAGTAAAAATGAATACTGCTTGTGATGAATATAGTTTACATATTTCCGGTGGTGGTAATTTTAGAAAAGAAATAAAACAAGATTTTTTAAAGTATAAAGGTAAAAGAAGAGAAAAACCTGAAAATTATTTAGAATGTCGTGATCATATTGTTAGAAATTATAAACCAATAATGGTTAAAAATTATGAAGCTGATGATACAGCCTCTGTTGAAGCATTTAAATATATTAAAAATAAACAATTATATATGCTTATAACTTTAGACAAGGATTGGAAAACTATTGGTGGTTTATTTTATAATTTATTATATAATAATTTATCAGCTGTATCTAAAATTGAAGGAATAGAATTTTTTCATCAACAATTATTAACAGGTGATGCTGTAGATAATATACCAGGTATTGAAGGTGTTGGTCCAGTTAAAGCAAATAAGATATTAAAAGACAAAAGTTTAAATGAACAGTTTGAAGCTGTTATTAAAGCTTATAAAAAACATTATCCAGAAGATTTTTTATCAAGATTAAATGTAATGGGTACAATGTTATATCTTATTAAAGACTTTAAAGATCATTCAAGATGGTCAATAGAATACTGGAGAAATTATTTAAATGGCATTCAATCAAAAAAAATATAATCAATCTATTAGAGGTATTGCTGTTACTGCTTGCAAGGCCTCTAAAAGACGAGCTAGAATAAAAAATTTACCTTTTAATTTAACATCTAATTATTTGGAATCTATTTATCCTAAAAATTCAATATGTCCAATTCTTGGGTACACAATGAAAGTTTCAAATATTAGTTTAGGTAAATTAAGTCCAACATTAGATAGAATAGATCCTAGATTAGGATATGTAAGAGGTAATGTAGAATTTGTAACAAATATAGCAAACCTTATGATGACTTCTGCAACTGGAAGAGATATTAAAAGGTTTGTTAAATGGGCTACAAAAAGATATAAAATAACAGAAGAGGAAATATATGGGTAAAAACACAACATTTATAAAACATACAAGCTGTGAGTCTTGTGGATCATCAGATGCAAATGCTGTTTATTCTGATGGATCTACATATTGTTTTAGTTGCAGAAAAAGTGCTGCATCTGGTACAGAAGATACAAATATTGAATTTAACGTTGTACAATCACAATTAACTTTGGATGAAATAAGTCAATTACCAATAGATACATTTAGAGGTATATCCAAAAAGGTTTTATATAATGCTGGAGTTAAAATAGAATATGATGATAAAAGAAATATTACAAGTCATTATTATCCCATAACAGTAAATAAAAAAATTAAAGCATATAAGAAAAGAATAGTTGCTACCAAAGATTTTAGAGTTATTGGTAAAGCTGAAGTACCTGAATTATTTAATCAATGTAATAGTGGTAAAAGAAAAAACTTAGTTATTACTGAAGGTGAAATAGATTGTTTATCATTATTAGAAATGCTTACAAAAGCTAAAGCACAATTTGATGTTGTATCAATTGTTAATGGAGCCCAAAGTGCTAGAAGAAATATCGCATCTAATTTAGAATTTGTAAATAAATACGATAAAGTATTCTTGGCATTTGATAATGATGAATATGGTATTGAGGCAGCAAAAGATGTTGCACATATTATTAAACCAGGTAAAGCTCATATTGTAAATAGCATTCATAAAGATGCTAATGAGGCTTTAGAAAAAGGTTTAATTGATGAATATTTACAAGATGTTTGGTCAGCTAAATCATATAAACCAGATAATTTTGTATCCGGTGAAAAAATATGGCAGGCATTTAAGGAAAGATCTAATACTAAATCTGTTCCATATCCTGATTGTTTAAAAGGTTTAAATGATAAATTGTTAGGAATGAGATTAGGTGAAATTACTTTATTTACATCTGGTACAGGTTCAGGTAAATCAACTGTTGTTAAAGAAACAATATTAAATTTATTAGAACAATCTGATGCTAAAATAGGTTTAATATCATTAGAAGAATCTATTGGTGATACTGCTACTAGATTAATTGGTATGTCTATAAATAAAAATATTAGAACACCAGAAGATTGTAATGAGGAAGAAGCTAGAAAAGGTTTTGAAAAAGTATTTGGTGATGAAAGATTAATATTATTAGATCATCAAGGATCTGTTCAAGATAGTTCTTTATTATCTAGGATTGAATATTTGGCTGCATTAGGTTGTCAATATTTAATTTTAGATCACATAACAATTGCTGTATCTGAAGGCTCAGAAGGTTTATCAGGTAATGAAGCAATTGATAAGGTTATGAGTTCATTATTAAAAATTGTTAAAAGATATAATATCCATTTAACTTTAATATCTCATTTGAGAAAAAGTCATGGGGATAATAAATCATTTGAGGAAGGCCGTATGGCATCATTAGATGATATAAAGGGATCTGGAAGTATTAAACAAATTAGTTTTGATATTGTAGCCTTTAGTAGAAACATGATGGCAGCTGAAAAAGCAGAACGTAATGCAGTTAAATTTGCTGTTTTAAAAAGTAGATTTACTGGAGATACTGGTCATTGTGGTCAAGCTACATATAATGCTGAAACTGGAAGATTAAATTACAATATAAGTAATATTGCTTTCAAAGAAGTATTATAATAGAATTCGGTTAGAAGTTAGATCCACAAGTAAGACCTATTAGGCAATGGCTAACAGACAATGGTAGGTGGATGAGTATAGGCTTTTTCCTCTCTCGGCCTACATCACTACTAGTAAACCGAAGCAGCTGGGTAACCTGTTTAAACTGCCCATAAATAAAGAAAGATATATGAAAACAAGAAAGTATAAACCATTACCTAATTCATTAACAATAAAAAAATCAAACATTGAAGGATTAGGATTATTTGCTACTAAAGATATAAAGAAAAATACTAATTTAGGTATGATGCATTTTATAACTGAATTTAATCATACTATTAGAACACCATTAGGTGGATTTATTAATCATAGTAATAAACCAAATTGTATTAAAGAAAGGGAAGATTGTATATATCATGAAGAAACTCATTTAGTCACGAATAGACTAATTAAAAAAGGTGAGGAATTAACTGTTAAATATACAATGTATAAAGTATAAATATGATGGAACAATTAATATTAGCATTAAAGGCCCATGCTAAAGGGCATATTGAAAAACATAAAACAAATGTAATTTTATTATTACAAAAATCAACAGGAATAGCAGAGCATCCTGATATTATAGAAACTATAGAAAAAGAATTAGAAATAATATCTAAATATGATGATCAATTAGAAATGATCAAAAAATATTTCGAATAATTACAGGGTGGCTTTTATACCACCCTATAATTTTAAATTTTATTTTTTACCACCTTTAAAGATTTGTGTTCCTTTTATACCATATATACTGGCAACTACTAGGATCCATAAATTGGTAAACCATTTAGGTAATTCAGAAAAATATTCAAAAAACAATTTCATTTTATCCATTGCAGTTGGATCATCCGATATTACTGCCCATGCCAAAATTAAAATTGGAGCCGAAAGTATAATTAAAACAAATTCATCTTTCCAATCCGATTGTCTTGCCTCCAATAATTTTCCCTGATATTCACTTTCCCCCTTAGCCATTTTAGAAGCATGCATATGTTGTGCATCTGCCATAGCCATTTTGGTTTCTTGCCGCTTTTTATAAATGTGAGAGGCGGCATTAACACCTAATTTTAAAGCACTAAACCACATTAAAATGCCGTAACAGCAGGTACGTTATTTGAACCTACAATACTTTGTCCGAACGCTATGTAAACATAAGTTTGCCCAGAATTATTAGCACTATTATTAGTAGTTTTAATTTTAAAACCATTTGCTAAAAAATCAATATCTCCAAAATTATTATATTCAACTAAATTTTGACTACCTACTATTATACTTTTATTTGGGTTAAAAAAAGTTGGTCTTTTATTATCATACATATAAAAGTTTTCTCCAGAAGGACTTGTTCTTTTCATTGTAATAAAAGTTGGCTTAAACCCAGTGTAAACCATAGTGCCTTTATCATTTCCGTTACCAATATAAGTTCCAAATTTGCTATAACCAGTTTTTTCTTTAAAACAATATGCAATTATATTTTGTCCACTTTTATTATTTGAATCACCATCAACAGAAAAAACACTATTAGTTGGAGCTGTATCATTCCAAGATTGTGTAGAAGTTGCTACTGCATCTGTACCATTATATGCTATGTATTTATTTTTTCCTAAATCTTTAAAATACATTTGCCAACCATAAACTCCAGTTCTATTTTTTAACATAATCAATTCTGGCGCTGATCCAAGTCCATGACCGACTGTCGTAGCTGATCCTGTACCTGTCCATGAAACAATACTAAAACCTGCTGTAGTATTTACACTTACAGTTGAGTTTGTATCTCCATCTGTATTAGCACTTCCTGCACCATTTGCTTTCCAGTTCCAAGACACATAAGTAGAGCTATTAGCATTTTCATCTGTATCATTACCAACTGTAAATCCATCTGTACCAAAAGTATTTAAACCTGAAGTACCCATATCTATTTCAGCAGCAGTAGTATTACAAGCAATTTTATTTTCTACACCTCTTACAGCATCATATAAATAATGATTCGCAGCGTGTGATCTACTTTTAATCCAAGTGAAATCGGGTGCAAATCCAACACCTGTTACTGCATTTGTTCCACCATTTCCCGTATAAGTTACTGTATTAAAGTGATCTGTATTTTTATTAATTGTTGTATAAGCCATTATAAGTTAAGTCCTTTCGTAGATAAAGCCGTATAGCCTGTGGGTACGTCATATTCAAATATTCCGTTACCGCTTGCGTTAGTTCCTGCACTAGCTACTGCTGTTGTTCCGAAGTAACCATTACCAAAATTTATATCATAAACATTATAACCAGATGAATTCCTGTCACCTAAAGCAAGATGCCAAAAATCTGGATTTGCAGACATAGAAGCACCACCTGTTCCTGTTGCACCAGATGTTGGATCACATGAGTTACCCCATGTTCCATTTCTTCCAAAATAACAATATTGATTATCTAAATCTGCAGCAATCATAATAATATCTCCAACAGCATAACTACCATAATTAGCCACTGTACTTGTACTATCTTTATAAACATTACCATCAAATTCATAACAAAAACTAGGAAATGATGCACTTAATTGATTTGCATGAACATTTTGTCTTGCAGTTTCTCTAGCATTACTAGATGATACAAAATTTATATTTCCCCAAGTTGTAGTTCCCGATGTAAATTTAATTTCAAAATAATATTTACCAGTTTTAGCACCTAAATTACTTGAGCCTCCAAATTGACCTCCATCAGAAGTAGTTGTTCTTGTATTTCCATATTCAAGAAAAAAACCTGATGCAGTACATTCATTATGTCTATCTATTGTAGCAAAAACATTACTTGGATTATCTTCTGTTTTTGTAAGTGTACCATTAGAAACTGTAAAATTATTAGTATTAGTAGATTCATCTGTTACTGAATTACCATCTTTTAAAATAAACCAACCTTGTGTTCCATAAGTTACACTAGGAGAAGTGTTTATAGACCATTCTCCAGTTGTACTATCAAAACCACCAAAATCTGATGCTTCATAAGCATAACCATCACAAAAATGTAAATGACTCATTTGTCCATTAAAATAACTAGCATTATTTTTTGCACCAATTTCAAGTGTTTGACTATCTGAATTTAAAGTAGTTGCGTTTGCTGGCATAGTTTCTAATGATGCTAAAGCTCCAGTTATTCTTACACCGTTAATCCACATTCTAATTTTGTCTCCAGAAGTTGCGTTATTTCTATCAAAAGTACAAACTATATGTGTCCAACCAGTACAATCTCTATTTCTAGCATTTGCTCTAACTCTTCCATTAATACCACCATTATATAAATCAAAGAAATTAATTTGATCCTCTGATGTAATATCTATACTTGTATAATAAGAACTATTACTATAAACTGTTAATATACCTTGTTCTGATCCAAATTCATTACTTCTTTTTATCCAACCAGAAAATGTCCATTTGCTTCTATTTCCAGTTACTCCTGCTCCATAACTTCTTGTTAATCTTGTACCAGCCATTATTTAACCCCCAATATTTGATTTATTATTATTATTATTTTTTTCATTATATTCTTTATTCCTTTTTTAAATTTATTCATTAGTTAAACTGCGCGCCTCCTGTAGCACCATATGTTGAAGCAAAACTAAAACTACGATCAGCAGTTTGATTTTCAGCATCGGTTACTCTAATTGTAAAATTATAAGTTGTTGGACTTGATGATGAACCACCAAAGTCTGTAGTAGCTAAAACACCAGCAGAAGATAAAGTAACATTAGCACCGGATAAATTAGATCCAACTTCACTAAATGTTACAGCACTATCTGAAGAAGCAGAAAGAGTTGCAATTGTACCAGAAAAGTTTCCAGCAAAAGAACCTAAACTACCTGCACTTGTTGACCATGTAGGTGCATCAGATACAGTTAAAATATTAGCACTTGATATAACTGCTTTACCAGTTCCATTTTCAACCCTCATTCTATATTGAGCATCCACAGATAAAGTAATTGTAACAGTTAATGATGTACTATTATTATATACAATTGTTGTAGCAGGATACCAAATACCTGTAGAAGTATTTATAAATTCTACTTGCGAACCAACATCAAAATTAGATCCTGTAACTGTAATTGTAGATGCAGAATTACCTATTGTAGTTGGAGAAATAGAACTAATTGTTGGATTAGAACCTCCAGCAGCTATTCTAGCATCAACTCTTGCATCAGTATAATATAAATTACTAGATCCCTCTGTTAAATCATCTGTATCAGAACTTGTTTCATCTATTAATTTAATCCAATTACCACCATGTGCAAAATAACCTTTACCTGTTCCATGAACATGAGCAAACATACCATGATAAGTAGTAGCACTTGGCAAACTTGCTTCATTAGAATACATATTAGCAAATAAAACTTTATTACCACCCATATCTAAATCAGATGCAGTAACAGCCGATACAGCATTAGCATTAGTATATCCGTCTGTAATACCATATCCAGCTAATGTAGTTGGTTTACTTGTAATTTCTGAAAAAGTAAATGTTGTATTACCTGCCATTGCAGTTGTAGCACTTGTACCTATAGCTAAAGCATCTGTAATTCCATAACCAGCTATTGTTGTTGGTTTTGAAGTAATTGCACTAAATGCCAAAGATGTTGGTGTTAATGCACTTAAATTTACAGAATTACCACCTGATATTGATAAATTTGGATCACTAAAAGTTAATGTTTGACTATCAGTTTCACTTGTTATATAACCAGCATCATTAGTCCATTGAGATATATTACCTGATTTATTTGTAAAAGCTGTTGTACTTGTTGCTGTTACAGCATCAGTTATTCCATAACCTGCAACTGTTGTTGGCTTACCTGTTAATGAAGTAAAAGTTTGAGCTGGTACTGAAGTTAAATAATTACTATCATTTGTAAATTGAGATATATTACCTTGTTTATTTGTTAAAGTATCACTTGAACTTGCAGTAATAAATCCTGCTGAATTTGCATCAATTTTTGTTTGAACTCTAGCATCAGTATAATATTTATTAGATCCCTCAGATAAATCAGAAGTTGATTTAGAAGATAAATCTAATGTAGTTGAAATACCAGCATTAGCAGTACCATCAAAACTAGCAGTTCCAGTTACTGGACCTGTTAAAGTAATATTTCTAGCAGTTGCTAATTTTGTTGCTTGATCAGCAGAAGTTACAGCGTCATTTATTTGTACATATGCACTTCCTGACCATCTATAAACATCTCCTGTATCAATAGCAATATATATTTTACCTGTTTCACCTGTACCTGGAAATGAAGCAAAATTAGCATATTCCTCTACATCATCTACATAACTAGGTAATTGTGCAGTTGCAACTTTACCAGCACTATCTAAACCTGCATATCCACCATTTTGATTTTTATTAGAAATTTGTTCAAATGCTGTACTATTAACACCATCTAAAGTATCTGCATCAACATTTAAAGCATCAACAAATGATTTATTTACACGTGTATCAATAAGCCCATTTACTTCACTAGTATTTGCTGTACCTGAAGGCCCCTGCGGACCTGTAGCACCTTGTGGGCCTGTTGGGCCAACAATTCCTTGAATACCTTGAGTACCTTGTGAATCTTGATTACCAGTTGGTCCTGTTTGTCCTGTTAAACCTGTATCACCTTTATCACCTTGTGGACCTTGTGGGCCAGTTGGACCTTGCGGACCTTGTGGGCCAGTTGGACCTGTCTGTTTTGAAACAGTTATAGTTGAAGTTGTTCCATCTATTTTAATTGTCATATTATTTTATTCCTTTACTTAGGTTGATATCTTATTACAAATACAAACCTAATTGAATTTTTTACTACAGGATTACCCTGTGCCCATTGTACCTTCATAACCACAATATATGGCGATGCATCATCAGGGGTAGCACTATAATTTCCTTGATCTGATAATAATGTGTCAGGTACTAATAATTCAAATTTACCAGCAGTACCAGTATTATGAATTAATTCAGCTTTTGTATAAGTATGTTGGTTTGAACCTCCAACTGCAGTTAATGAATCAATTACAATAGATCCTCTTTTTCTTGTAACGGTTGCTTCAAATAAATCAGCTTTTATATCAAAAGCAGTAGATGAAGCACTAAAATCTATAGTACCATCTTCTATTGACATTAAAAACGAATTACCCTCAGCTACTTCTCGAGCAATAATATTATCTGCTCCTCCTAAATAGTTTTGTATATTTGATATTCTCATATTATCTCCTGTAGGTTAGTTATGAGTAAATATATATCTATGGACATATATTTTTGTTTATTAAGTTTCTTTAATCCAAGCTGTACCACTCCATTTATAGATATAAGATGCAATTAAAGCATCACCATTACTATCTGTTATGGAATAAGTAGTTCCTGGATTTGTATAAATTGTTGCACCAGAATTTGAAGCTCCTAGTGATAAAGCAGTAATTTCACTGTCATTATTTACTCTATATGCTAAATATAATTTAGTAGAAAAATAGACCATTTCAGATCCATTTATTGTATTATTAGATTGATCAACTGGTATATTAGATATTTCACTAGAAGTAAGTGTATCAGTATCAATAACATATTGACCATTAGAATTAGCTGTTATAGCAAAATATCCATCAGATATTGCAGCAGCACTATTTGAAAATCCATCAAATTTAAATTCTGGAGTTTTTATAGTATCTACTTTATAACTTGGTAATATAGTATTTAAACTATTTTTAGTAGTTTCAAACCAAGAATAATCGGATGCAGTATTTGAAAATACATCTTTATTAGCTAAAATTACAGATCTTAAACCATAATAATTTGGAACAGATGAACCTGCTTGAGTAATTGTAGCATTACCTACTCCTGTTGAAAAATTACCTACTGTTGTTCCACTAGCTGAATTATTAATTACAGTTAATCTATATAAATCACTAAAATGTGCATCAGCAATTGAAGTAAATCTAATTTGATTAGCAACTGGTTGATCTTTTTCAATAGTCCAATCAGTTATATTTGTATTAATATTTTCTATTACATCAGCTATTGTATTTACAGCACCAGGTAATGTTGGAACAAAACCAACAAAACTTTTATTATAATCAGCACTAGAACTTCCTGGTTTAAATACTTGAATATTTGTTTTACCAGAATTATTAATATTTGTTTGAGTAGTACCTAAACTTCCTTGTGTAATACTTTTTGTAATATTTGAATTAGAAAAAGTAAAATCTAATCCAATATCATCTTGAATTGTTGTAGTATAATTTACTATTTTTGAATCACCTGAATCTATTGTTGCAGTCATAAAGCCATTTAAAGAAGCATTTAATGCATTTTTAAATTCAAGAGCAGCCGCAGTAGCATTTAAATTATTTGAAAATGATTGTTGTGTTCCACCAGTAAATGTAACTTCACTAAATAGTGGTAGTCCATTTACAGTTTTAGTAAATAAATTAGGAGCAGTAATATTATATGTTGATCCTAATGTTCCCGATCTTGATATTGTAGATGTTCCAAAAACTATATTTCCTGCATTAGTACCACTAACAGAATTATTATTTACTGTAGCAGTCCATAATTCACTAGGAACTGAATCAAATGTATTTGTTGATGTAAATGTAATTTTTTTATTAGTATTATCATATGTAGCAGTATAATTATTAGGAGATTCTGTATTATTATTTACTAATGCAATTAAATCTGCTCCAATAGTAGCTGATTGATCATCTGTTTCAAGATCAGCAGCAACATTTAATGTATAAGTTCCTGTACCATCAGGTTCAGTTAAAGATATAGTTGTTGATCCTCCAGTTCCAGCACCATCTGTTTCAAATTCATAATTATAAATAATATTTGAACCATCACCAGCTACGTCATTAATTGTAAAAGATGTAGCTTCATTTGTAGCAGTACCTGTATTAATTACTATACCATAACCTGAAAAATCAACAAGACCACTATCAGGATTTATATCTGATACATAAGCAGGTAATGAAACTGATAATCCACTTATATTTAAACCTAATACTGCTGTTCTAATTTCATTTAATGCATCAATAACACCAATATTATTTGAAAATGTATTATTAGTTATATAACCTAATGATCCTAAGCTTATTGAATATTTAGTATTTGTACCTGTATTCCATCTTGTATTTGCACTTGGTTCAGGGCTGTTATAAATATATAAATTATTATTTAAAATAAATTCTTTTCCAAAACCAAAAATATCACCTGTATCTGAATAAGTTTGTTGAGAAACATATGTACCATTTCCATCATCAGTATATACTTGAGTATTTGTTGTATTTACTGCAATAACAGAAGTAGTACTTATAGGATGAATATTATTTAAACTATTTCTCATAGTAGCCGTAATAATATCAGATCCTGCCCAAGTTCCTGCATTTGCATAAACAGAGCTAATTGCCATTTTTAATTCCTTTTATTAGTTAAATTGTGCACCACCAGTTGCAATAAAATCATTATAATCAATTGAACTTGTTTGTACAATTTGTGAAGTTGAATCAGTATAAGTAATTATATTGTTGTTTGCACTAGCACTGAAATTATTTAAATTATTAATTGCTGAAGCTACAGCTGTAGCAGTTTCTGCAACAGTTGAAGACATAGTAGCTGTTAAAACCGTACCATAATTATTTAAAGATAATTCCCATTTTCTTACAGGATTTGTATTATCATAATTACTATCTAATGTAATTGTATATGTATTTGTTGTACTTGGCCTTGTTAAAATTAATTCTCTAACTTTTGAAGCTGTAGTTATTTTTACATTAGTATCACTTAAAAGTTTAATTGATATAACACCACTAATAGTTTCTACTTCAGTAGTTACTTGTTCAAATCTGTGATAATATTTTATTTTAGTTCCATTATACCAAACAATAATATTTTCATTTGAATCTACTATATTGTTGCTAATATCAAAATTTGATAATGTTGTTAATATTGCCATTAGTTAAACTGTGCGCCCCCTGTTGCTCCTGTTGTAGGAGGAATTAAGAAATAATTCCATATTTGACCTTCAGTAGTTGAACTATTATAAAGTAAAACATCATCTCCCATAGCAGAAACATTAAAATTTTGAACTCCACCTGCATTTGTTGTAGCATAATGTGACCAAGTATTTGTAATTAATCTAAATGAATATAATTCAGTATTAGACATTACATATATAGTTGAAGTACCTATACATACAGATCTTCCAAATCCATTTGAAACACCTCCTGTTACTAATGAAGATAATTCTAAAGTTCCATTAACTTTAACACTATTATTTGAACTATCAGCAACTAAAAAACCTGTTGCATTCCAATCTTGAGCATTGTTGATTGCTTTTCTAATTGTAGTATTTTGTATATCATCAGCTAAATTAATATGTAATAATTCTTTTTGTGTTACATTACCTCTTGTTCCTGTAAAACTTAATTCTTGTTCTTCTGTTGTTGCTGTACCAGAATTAAAATTTGTAGGAAATGTAATAGATCCTGAACCATCAGTTCCACCAGTTCTAGTAATTGTATTAATTGTTGAACCAGCATAACCTATTTGTTGAACAGCATTAATATCTGTAAAATCATCTCTTATATTAGATCCTGTATTACTATCTCCATATTTAATTTGAGTAAATCTGTTTACAACACCATAAGGATTTTTAACATTATTAGGATCAATAATAACACCAGAATTTCCTGAAGTAATGCCACCAGAATCTGGTCTAAATACACCAAAATTATAAGCATTAGAAAATGCCCCTCTTGCAAATTGGTTTATTGGTCTTACCCAAAATACCAATGTATCTGTAAAATCTATATCAAATACTTTATGTGTAATTGTAGCACCTTCAGTAAATGGACCTGTTGATGTTCTAAATGAAATATTAAATTCTCTATCAGCAATAGCATTATTAACGTTATTTCCAACATATATTTCAAATGTTTCTGTTAATCCAGTTGGTACAGTCCATCTTAATTGAACAAATGGAGTAGTAGAATCTGTATCATTACTAATTGATGTTAAATCTGTAATTGATCCAAAATTTCGTGGATTAGCTAAATTTGTATTAGGACTTGTTGAAAATTCTGTTAATGCCTCTTCTGTATATGCATCTGCATTATATTCTTCAGCAGTAATTAAATATCCTGAAACACCTTCATCTCCCATTTCAGTTTCACTAATAGAATTAATTTTAAATAATTTACTTGAAAAACCATAAACATTATTTGTAACTGATATTATATCCGTAACTTGTAATGCTAATGCTCTTGTATCTGTTCTAAATGAAATAATTAAATTATCTCTTGATTTTTTAATAATAACATTACCAACTCTTTGAGCCATAACATTATTATTTATAAATTTTAATCTTGTATTTTGAATTAATTCTGGTTCATTATATGCTTTTAAATTACTAGGTAATTCTAAAAATACTTGATCATCTTGATATCTTTCATCATAAGAATTAAATGAAATATCCATTTTATTTAATGAACTATTAAAACCATCATTAACTATTGTAAAATCACCATACATATTATCAGAAGTAAATGACATTACAGATGATCCTGTAGTATCAGAAGTAATTTGAAATTTACCTAAATGATAACCAAATATTCCTTGAGAACAAATAACTAAATCAGAAATATTTAAATCTCTTTCATCATTAGTATTTAAAGATCCATTTGTTGTATATCTTTTATTTTGTACACTATTTCCATTTTTATCTGTATGTGTAATTAAAGTATCACAAAATGTTTTATGAGCAATAAATGAATCTAAATTTACATCAGTATCAGAAATTATATTACCACATCCATAAATATTATTTGTTAAATAATCTAATAAACATTCAGCTGGATTATTTGAGTATGATGTAGTATTTGATAAAGTAGAACCAGTAAAAGTTCTAACTAATTTACCTTCAACTTCTGCACCTAATTTACTAGTCAAACCAGTTACAGATTCATCTCTATTATATTTTAATTCCACATATAAATATGCAACATTAGGCATTGTTCTATTTGCAGCATTAGTATTCCATTTAGTTGAAAATGTTTCCATAGGAGAACATCTGCCTCCTGCTGGAAATTTTTTAACTGTTAAATTACCATTTAAAAAATCATCACTATTACCATTTACATCTGTTGCATTTGTTACATTACCATTACTATCTAATGTTAATTGAAAATTATCCCACCAAATATTACCAATAGTATTAATAGGACCTTCACATAAAGATATAATAAATGCCATTGTTTGATTATCAGATGTTATATCTGCAAATGTAATTGAACCAAATACTCTTCCTTGTCCATAAATAACAGGAAGTTTATTATCAGGATTAGAAGCTATTCTTTGTTTAACTCCAGGATCTGGGGCTGTATCTAAAGATCCACCACCTGCAGGTACATCTGGAGCAAATAATTTATTTGCAATAAATGAAACTGCAACTGATAATACAAACCTAGCTAACATACCTTGCCAACCGGCTGATGAAAGTACTGTTATAACTGGTGCAGCTGCTGCCATAATTAAATTTCCTTTTTATACATTGATTGAAATTCTTTATAGTTCAATTTATTAAAATTAATATTTGTTGTTGGTATTGAATAATAAATTATTTCTTTTACCTCTTTATGATTTTCTTTTACCATTTTTTCAAATGCTTTATGCATTCTATAAAATACAGAAGATCCTCTTTTATTAGGATGTACCCATGTTATTAAAACATGTAATTGTATTAAATTTGGATTTAATAAATTAGGAAATTTAAGACCCATTATCATTCCATTATATTCATCATTATCTTGTGATATTATAGAAGTTTTATCTTTTGCTATTGCATTAAATAATCCTTTGTAGTATTCTGTATTATCATCTTTAAATTGACCAAAGTCAAATTCTTTTCTATGTTGTTCAAGTAATTTTACACCTTGATCAACATCTTTATGTTCTCCGATTCTTATCATTATATTTATTCTCTTTACTATTCTTCTTCTGCTCCAAATCTTGGATTAAAATCTACCATTGCAGCAACAAATTCCATTGATGCATCAGTTGAGTTATATTGTTTAAATGAACTATCAGAAGTAAATCTACCTGATTTAGTTTCTAATATAGCACCAACTATATTTTTACATTCAACGGATATATTAACATTACCAGTATCAGTATTTTCTTCGTCAACTGAATGTGAATTAATTACACCTTGCCATTTTTGATAAACTTGACCTTGAACTTCATTAGTTTCATCATTCCAAAAAGCTTGAAATATTGTAACTATACCACCAATAGCATTTACATTTTCTAAAACAGCTATAATTGTATTTGGTAAACCATTTAATTTTATAGTTATTGCATTAGTTTTTACATCCTTAGTTTCTTCAACAGCTGATAAACTTACAACATTAGACCCTGGTATATATGTATCACCATTATATGTAATACTTTTATAACCTGTATTTAAAAATAAACTATCATTATTATTATTAGTTACTTGAAATTTAATTAATTGAATTGGATAAGTATTTGTTTGTGATGCTTCAGCTAAAGTAGTTGAATCTATTGTTTTCATTATAATATCTCCTGAAAATAAAATGTAGCATATTGATAATAATTAAATCCTGGACCAGGAACAACTGTAACATTTGGTCGTCCATTTAACATCATTTTAAATTGTACTCCACTTCCATAAGTAATAGTATCAAGACTTGTAATAGTATTAATTGCACCTGTCATTAATTTAAAACTTATTATATTATTACTTGCAGTTGCATCTGCTTTAATTTGATATACTTTAGTGCTTGAACTAAATTGTATAAAATCACCAGCTTTAACATTACTTGAATTATCTACATTAGCTAATTGAACATCAACTCCATTTGTATTAGCATTAACTATAGTTTTTGTTAAACCAGATTGATTAACTAAAGATCCATTAGCAAAAGTTAAGTTAATATTTGTTGGTATATTAGTTGTTTTAAAATCAATACCATCTTGTAAACCTAATAATTCAGCTTCAACTTCATCATATTTTAATTTAGTTAATAATGGTAAATCTAAATCCATAGAATAAAATGTTGGACTTCCTCTTTCCAACCTAGCATATCCTGAATTAGATATTGATCTTCTGATTCTGGCAGTTCTATTAAGTGATATATTATTTGTATATTCAAATATTTTTGACATTATCTTCCCCTATTTCTTAAACCAGCAGTATCCCTAGTATAATTTTTATTAGCTCCACCTACATGAGATGGACTTGTTGATATAACAGATCTAATTTGATCAATTGCTCTTTGATCTACATTTCCAGATATATTAATTGTATTATTAACTACTGAACCCATAGATTGTTGTGATTTATTTCTTGGTATAATAACTTCACCAGGAGTTAACATAGCAGGAACTCTATCAGTATAAGGTGCACCACCAGGTACAACTCCACCTTTATTAAAAAATTTAAAGAAACTTCCGCCTCCTCCGCCTCCTCCGCCACCGGCTGCGGCAATTGCGATTTGTAAAGCTAATTGTTTAGTTTTTTCTGCAGTAATTTGTTTTTCAGTAGTAATTTTTTTCTTACCAAAATGTTCAAATAATTTTTCTATACCTAATTCAATACTTTTTCTTAAAATAGTTTCAGCTATAGTTTGTAAAACACTTCTAAACATATTTTTAGTAATTTCTAATAATGAATTACCTTCTCTTAATCCATTTACCCATGCATCTCCAATTGTATTTGAAATTAATTGAGCTTCAATACCAGATGCATGTAATAAATCTCTATATGTTGTTTGATTAGCATTAGCTATAGCTTGATCACGAATAAAATGTCTATTCATTGTAAATATTCGTTCATTTAATGCTTCTATATCTGCTTGTTTTTTTAAAAATGCAGGATCAGTTGCAGCACCAAAATTAGGTCTTGATTTAGGATCCCTTTCAGCTCTTGGTGTAGTTTTTGTTCCTGAAAATAATTCTTTTTGTTTTTTATTTAATGTTGTGTAAGAAGCAATAACTTCATTAGCTTCCATTTTTATTGCATTAAGTTCTGCACTTAATTTTTTAGCAGCTTCTTCTGCTTCTGCTGAAGTTTTTGGAAATATTTTTAATTTAGAAATAAAATTAAGAACAGATAATTGAGCTTCTTTCATTTTTTGTATAAAAAAATCTTTAATTGTATTTACAACTTTCATTATAGCATCATTAAATGCAATAAATGCTACAACACCTACTTGTATTGCAGTTATAACAATACCAACTATATTGGCTCTTAATGCTACATTTAAAGCAGCTAAACTAATTGTTGCACCTTTAATAGCTGTAGCCATTATTACAAATTGTGCAGCAATACCTGCTACAAATGTAGCTACTTTTAATCCAATAAATACTTTAAATCCAGTAACTAAAAGATTTATATTTTTAGATACAAACCTAATTGCATCTTCAATATTTCTAAATGCTTGTGCTAAATTATTACCAACAGTTTTTGCTAATTCTTTTAATTGAGTATCATTTCTTTTAAAATTACCAACTAAATCAACTAATTGTTGTTTAACACCTTCAAATAAAGGTTGAGCAGCGGCTTGTCTAAATCTAAAATAAGCATCTTGTACAAATGAAACCTGTGCTTCTAAAGTTTGTTCAAAATCTTTTGTTGCTTTAGAAAATTGACCACCACTACCAAATACTTCAAAAAATCTTTTTCTAGTATCTTCAATTGATACTTTAGCACCAGCTTCAAATCCTAACATTGCTCTAACACCTCTTTCTCTGAAGACGTCAGCAGCGGCTATACCACCAGCAAATGCTCTTTGAATTTGTTCAGCAGTTTGTCTAAAATCAAGACCTGTAGATGCAGCAACATTACCTGTTATTTCTAATATTTTAGCTAATTCATTAGCATCTTTAGCAATAACAGCTAGGTTACCAGAACCAGCAGCAATAGCTTCTAGTGAGAAAGGAACTTTACTAGCAAATTCATTTAATACTTTAAATGCTTTTGCACCCTCTGTAGCCGAATTAAATAATAGTTTAAATCTTACTTGTAATGATTCAGTAAGTTGACCAGCAGAAAATGTATCTCTTATAAATTTACCAAGACCAAAACTAACAGCAGCTAATGATGCAGCAACACCAACTTTTAAAGTTGTTCCAAGTGCTGCAAAAGTTGCTCTTGATTTAGCAGCTGCAGTTTGTAATTGTTTTAATCTTGTTGAAGCTATTTGAGCATTTCTTCCTAATTTATTTAAACCGGATTGTAATTGGTTTACTCCGTTCTGTCCCTTAACATTAGTAATTATATCTAATTTTACAGCCATTTTCCTTTATCCGTTAGTTATTTCCACAGTAACGTCATCAAAGTATTTTCTAAAAGCAGCCTCTATAAATTTAGTAGGTGCTTGTTGTGAATGTCCATTGTTAAGGAATTCTATGTATGTTGTACCATTTGTAACAATAATTTTATTTGGTTTATTTTTTGGAACCAATAAATTTACATTAGATGTTGCAGGTGCAGTTTTTTGATTATTATATGTTTCAGTGTATCCAATATACCAGCTATTTCTAGCTTGACCAGTATCAACTGGAGTTGTTAATTTTACATCAGCAAAAGCTTTTAATGCTCTTGATCTAAGTTCCTGTTCAATTGCTTTATTAATATCTTTTTGAAGATCTTTAGCAGCAGTTGTTAGACCAATCGTAGTTATTGCCATTATATTAATTTACCTTTGTTTATACCTTTTTTAATAATATATCTTTGTGTACCATTGGCACCAATATTTACTTCTTTTTTAAGGTTTCTAGATAATTCTTTTTGTTTTAAATTTTTTTTGGCAATATTACTATATTCAGTTAATTTTTTAATATCTCTCATAATTGCCTTCCAAGTGGGCAGTTTACACCGCCCCACTATTAATCAGATCTTTTAGCTATGCTTTTTAATTTATTAAAACCAGCTTCTAATCTTAGATCCTTTTGTGTATTATTATCTTTCATTATTTTTAACGAAGGAAATAATTCATTTACTTTAAGAGGTTTAGTACCTTGGTAAGTAGTTTGAGCTAATATAGCAGATCTATGATCATCTCGCCAACCGTATGGTCTTTCATTAAAATATTTTATCCAACCCATATATTCTTTATTGGACATATTATAAATAGTATCTAATGTAACACCTAATTGATGAGCCATTTCATATTCTGCTATTTCTTCTTCCCCAATTCGCCACCTTTATCATCTTTAGCTGCTAAACCATTATATACAAGAATTTCTTGTGATAATTCAGTTAATGCTTTAATTGGAAAGTTTTCAAATTCTGAATCTTTCATATTTTCAGCTCCAACTATAGTTTGTCTAAATATAGCGCTTAAAGTTTTTAAACCAGCAACATCATCAGTTTTATTTACATCTAAAACTTTTTGTAAGTCTTTAATGCCTTTAACTGTCAGTTGTTTGATCTCCACTTCCTGTTTCAGAAATGGTATTTTCTTCGTTAGTTCTATTATCTTTATATGTTTCATTATTTATTTCCTCTAAAGGTTTTTGATATAAATGTTTATTATTCGATTCAAAGTCTTCCATTATTTTTCTAATTTTATGTAACACATCTAGTGTTTCAAAGACTTGTTGTTTATCCTCTACATCTTTTAATCTATCATAAGTTTTTCTTATGGATGTATCTATAGATTTTTTTATGTGTAAAGAAGTTATTCTTAATACATAATATTTATTAAATGGTTTTATCATTATTTTATCCTATACAATTTAATTAAGCTGGGCAATTAAGCCCAGCCTAAAAATTTTTTATTATGCGTCAGCAAACGGACCAGTGTAATCAGTTGAAGTACTCAAAGTCAAAGTTGCCTGATTTGAATCAGTCAAATTTGGAGCCACTTCAAAAGAAGCTATTTGTCCTTTTACGTAAAATGCAGCATTATCACCAGTAGATGCGTTTTTAACATCTAGTTGAAATACATATGTTAGTCCATCTTGAACTAACGCTTGAATTGGATTATGCACACTTGGTACATAATTAAGCGTAAATTCTAAAGTTGGAGCATCAGATTGTCCTTGGATCTGTCCACTTACAGATTGTCCGTAGTTTGGTACGTTAACAATGTTAGCGGGCTTACCAAATGAAGGAAATTCTCTGATGTTAGTAACTTCAGTATTACTTGCAAAGTCACCACCAGAAGCTATAAAAGCTTGGTGTGATGAATCAGTTGTTGGTAATGTGTAATTACTATCAGCTTTGTATTTTAGTTTTGTGAAAATACCAGCACCTATATTTGAAATTAGAGCCATTTTTTGTTATTCCTTTATATTATTTTTGGTTAAATTGATCTGAAATTGACAGTATAATTCACGTTAAATAAACCTGCATCTTTCGTGTCAATTCCAATGTTTGTTATAAAGCTATTAGTTGTTTGTAGATATCCAGAGATTACTTCTTGATCTAATAAAGTTTTTAATATATCAGCAATTTGATATGCACGTTTCATACCTTGTCCACTAGGAACAAATATTTGACATACAATTTGACCATTTGCTATTACATCTTTAAAAGCTAATTCTGAAGAAAATGGTAATACAGAAACCCGTACCCATTCATCAGCATCTATTTCCCCTTGATAATTTGCAGGAAAAGCTTTTATATTATTAGATGTCCAAGCGGTAGAAGCGAATAAACCTTCAACAGCTGTTAATAATTGAGATATTGTAGCCATTATGATTCCCTTCCAACAATTAAATTGATAACATAATTATTATCTTCAAAACTATTTATTTTCCAATTTTTACCTCTAAGTACAACAATGTCGTAATTATCGATATTTTTAGAATCTAAATTAGCTGAGTCAATCATTATTTTACATTCTAACCTAGGTTTATCATCATTAGTTCTATATTGACTTTCAATTACAGCTTTAACAGTAATTGGTGCATCAGTATTTTCACTAATAGATTGTGTAGCAAAATTATAACCATCTACTTTATTATTTGTAAATGTTATATCTTCAGCTATATCACCTATAGTATTAAATGCGTTTTTTACATTATCTTGAATTAGTTTATGGTAACCCATTAGGCACCTCCACTAACTTTAACTCCCCTATTTGTACTCATAGCAGCTGGATCTTCATATTTAACAATTAATCTTTGAATTTGATCAGGTAATTCTTTAAAATTACTTAATCCCGATCCTAAATCAAAAGTTAAAGAAACAGAGCCAACAGTTAGATCTTTCAATCTAGGTGAACCAGATGATTGATCTTCTATTGTACTCATATTTTTAATCAGATGCAACGCTAGTTCATAGGTCGCTTTTTTGATATCTTCAGGAATTGTTCCAAAACTTGTTGTACTTCTATCATCTTCTAAAGTATCATATCCACCGGATTTACTATCCCAGTAGGTAATATCTCTAGGCCATGATAAAGGGTATGAGGTAGTTGGCACAGCTTCACCACCCCAATCCAAGTCGTTGAGAATTCCTGTGGCTGTTACTAAAGCTCGTTCAACAGTTTCATCTGTAGCACTATCCCAAGAACTTTGGTTTAGTCTGTCATAAAAATATTCTTCTGCTTCTATAACAGTAACAAATGAATTGATTCCTTTTTGTAAAGCCATTATTTTTCTCCGTATCTAATAGTTATAATATTAACCGTGATAAATTGGGAATAAACCAATTTGGTTAACGTTAGTAGCATGTACTGTCCAGTTTGTACCTAGAGCAAGATCAGCATTTGCAGGATATGCAGTTGCACTTCCAGCCCATGATAAACCTTTAGGGTGCATTATATTACCCCATCTAGATAAAACAGTAACAAGACCGCCACCATTACCAGCTAGTTCGTCTCTTTCAATCGCAGTTGGATTTGTTTGAGCAATATCACTGTAATGTACAGAGCCTGCTTTACACATGTAAGAAACTTTTAAACCTGATGGTAAGTTTGCAGTTAATGATTGGTTGTTAATAATAAGTCTAATTTTTCCACCAAGAATAGTAGAGAAATTGAAGTTACCGTCTACAACTGGAGCAACATCAAGAACATTTTCTTTTCTCATAACGTTGTAAGTTGCAGTGTCTACTACTAAGTAATAGAAAGGCTCTTCAAATTCACCTTTAACTTCTGTGATAGCATCTAATAGAGTATCAAAGAATGTGCTTCTTGATTGGCTAGCACCAGTAGAGTTAGCAAATAAAGGTTTTGGAGCATCACTTCCGTCTGAACCAGTATAGAAACCAAAAGTACCAACTTTTGCAGCAGCATCGTTAGTTCCTATTGCAGTTGAACCCCAAATTTTATCAGCAACACCATTTAGGATAGATCTTAATTGTAGATCTTCTCTTCTTGCTCTTACTGAAGCAAATTGAGATCCTAAGTATGCTAAACCGTCAACTTTTGAGATTAATTTTTGAACAGACAATTCTTGTGCAGCGATATGATCAATATTTTTGATATATACTGCAGATTTGTTTGATACTGCCATTTCATTTATATTT